CTTAAGCCTCATGCTCCTATAATAAGGCACAAGATATTCAATGTCAAGAAAATTTATTAAATCTGTTACCTGATACCGGATGCTTAATCTTGTTTTTCTTCAGCTTGCGTTTTGCCATTCCAATGGGACACAAGCCGAATTTTTCAGCGATCATAAGAAGGTAAATCTGGACATCTCCAATTTCATCTTTAATGGCATTCAATGTCCCTTCGTTTGGGATACAACTTTCTACCGGATCCATCCATTGGAAGATTTCAACCAGCTCCGCACACTCCACAATCAACGCCATTGATAGATTTTTTGGAGTATGATACCGGCCCCATTTCCGCTCTTCGGCAAATTTCTTTAAATCAGATTGAAGTTGCTTCATTTTGTTTTCCCGTATTAAATAAATCCTGTTGTCCCAAAGATTCAATGTGCTTCATGTTCTTTACAAGCTCTCTGAAATATTCCTTTTTCAATTCAATGAGGATTGCTTTTCTCTGATATTTTATCGCCTGGTATCCCTCGGATCCAATCCCTGCAAATGGGGATAAAACAACTTCATCTGGATTTGAATACAACTTGATACATCTTTCAATTGTTTCTAATTGAAGCGGACAGATATGCTTTTCATCATTAGCACCTCTAGCCCGGCTGAATTGAAGCGTGTTTGTTTCTGATATTCCTGTCCAGATTCCGTTTGCCCATGCGATCCATGTTTCATTATCCAATTCCCCATTTTCCACAGGCAAGACCGGAACCTTATTTTCTCCTGGCTTTTTGAATAACAATATTTGATCTATCAATGCAGGTCGGCTATCAGCAGAATCTTTCCTCAGCTGGACAAATAACAATGCTTTGCTGTGAGTCCGGATCGCTTGAGCTTGCGGGTTTTTAGCAATAAAACATCGCCCATGAAATACCCACCCTTCTTTTTGATGCGCCCGTATAACCACACTAGGAAAATCTCTAATGCCAATATATCCGTCTTTCTGAGCCATTGCCGGGATATCTGAAACATGAACACAAGACAGCCTCCCTGGCTTTGTGATTTTTAACATATTTTTTATCACAAAAGCATAATGAACAATAAACTCATCCCAGTTTCTTGAGTTGCCGAGATCTCTCTCACTGTCTGAATAGGTATAAAGATCAGCAAACGGAGGTGAATAAACGGAAAGATCTATCGAATTTTCATCCAATTTTTCAAGCACTTCAACGCAATCACCATTAAAAGCCTCCCAGTTACGCCCTGTTGCTATTCTTTCCTGATATGTTTTTGGGTTTTTTTCTTGCAGTTTAATTTCTCCTTTTTCGATATATTGAAGCCGTTTTATTAATTCTTTCCTGAGCCGTTTTGCCAGAGCATCTTTCCGTTTGATTTCTTGATAAATTGAAGCCTCAATATCAGATAAAATAATATAAACATCTACAGCCTCTGTCTGCATATATCTCCATTGCCTCCGCACACATTGATAGTATTGTTCCCAGGAATAATTAATTCCAAAAAATACCATTTTGTGTGCATTTTGGAAATTCATCCCAAATCCGCCAATCCGGGGCTTTGTGATTAAAATCTTATATTTCCCATCCTGGAAATCTTCAAATGCTTTGGCTTTATAGTCCGGATCGTGGTCTCCTCTAACTTCGATGGAATCTGAGATCATTGAAGATATAGCCTTGCTTTCAGCTGTTAACCCAGTCCAGATAATCCATTGCTTTTCAGATCCGTTAATGATTGTTTCTAAGACAGAAAGTCTCTTGATGATTGTCGCTCTTCGTATTTTAGCAGCATCTTTGATCCCTCTGATATGAGTGAAAAATAGCTGGTCATCTGGCACATAATTAACAGCAATAAAATGGGGATGGATTTTTAATTCAGGTAGTATAAATCCATCATCGCTATATCCAAGATCTGATGGACTTGTCAGAGCAACCGCCCAGGAAGAAAGCCACTGGAAAAAGGAAGATTCAGCATGATGTTTAATCCGCCATTCAGTTCCGCCTTTATTGCTGCCTTTTTTTCTGTAGATTTGTTTCCCATCTGAAAAGGTTAATTCTTTATTTGCGTTAATAAAAAACATCGCTAGCATTTCAGAAGCCTTGCAAATTCCTAGCCATTCAACCTGATTCCCCAATTCAATATAATCATTCGGAGCAGGGGTTGCTGTGCAACTTAATTTGTATTCAATATTTTTACATAAGTCTGTCGTCTTTTTTCGGGTTTTNCCCCCGATTGCTNTCAAGATACTGGATTCATCTAAAACAACAGCCTTGAATTTAGACATGTCGAAATTATCTATCATCTCATAATTTGTGATCGATATTTTAGAATCAACCTGGCCCTGGTTCCTCACATATTTTATGTTAAGATTGATCTTTTTTGCCTCCCTGACTGTTTGCCGGGCAACAGAAAGGGGAGCTATGATTAAGGTTTTCTTCCCGATCAATCTTGCCCATTCTAATTGGATGAAAGTTTTCCCCAGTCCCGTATCTAGAAAGATTGCAGCTCGTCCCCTTTTCACTGCCCAGACTGTGACATCTTTTTGAAAGTCAAAAAGCATAGGATGAATATCTTTTTTGTCAACAGTAATGCCACTCGTTGGCTGTTTGATTATCTTGGATGATAGAAACTCTTGATATTGCATTGCATCATCCTATTCTTTCCTTATCTGCCGCTTCCTTGAGTTCTTTGATCTCATGTTCCAAAAACATGATCCTTTCCCGGTAGCCTGATTCTTTGGAGATCACCCCTAAGGCAATAAGGATGATTCCACAAAAGAAACCGACGAAAAATGCGATTGTAAACGTGATAGCAAAGTGCATAATCTCCCCCTTTAAATTTTTTTGATGCTGGTCTTGAAAAACTTCTTGATCTCCTGGTATTTCTGTTTCACTTCATCCGGGATATTGAATGATCTCCGCTCGTATTCTTTGGACTCTATGACAAATTCCCCAACCACCGCATTCCTGCCTTTGAACTGGTCTTTGATCCGCTTGTCAATTTCNTTGTATTCTTTNGAAGCCTTCTCCAGCTCCTCACGCCGGATCAGCAGAGCTTCCGCCTCCGCATCTGATAGCATCTCGAACCCTGGGCCATAGTCCTGTCCTGGGAAGCAAACGGTTTTCATAAAGCCACACCGCTGGCAATCCTCNGANGGCTNCGNTTCCGGGATCTCNCCCTTCGCCACATAATCATTNACCCGTTNCAGTTTCTTCAGGATCGCTTCGGTATAGTCGTAATCCAGGTGAAAAGTGAACTGCAGTTTCTCGCCCGTTGTCTTGTTTTTGAAAAGCATGATCCCCGTTTCTTTCCCATCCATGAGCATATACAGCATGATCTGCGCCGGATATTTCCGGATCCAGGGATACTTGGAGTGGATGAAATCCTCCGGTTTCAAGTTCTTGAGTGATTGGAAAACATTCGGCGAACAGGATTTAATTTCTAAAGGAATCAGGGATCCATCCACTGCAATCTTCCCATCAATATGACCGGACAGCTTGAACTTCTTCCAGGAAAAAGACCGCTGTTGTTCAACCACCTGGAACCCTGCATCCTCAAGCTCTCGCATGACCGCTCTTTCCTGTAAATTCCCTTCGTCAAATATCCTCTGTAGGCCCACATCGTGAAGCTCTTTTTTTTCAATCTGGAGCCTTGACAGCACCAGGAACCGCTCGCAAGGATGGCCCCCTTCGCTCGCCCGATTATTCGGGTGAGGATATTGTTTGATCCGCTTCTCTGCCTCTCTGTCTAATATGTCTGGAATGTTTATATCAATATCCATGTTCATCCCTCCTCGCCCGGCATCCGTTCATCCTGCGCTTTCGCTCTGTCCTTGATTTTCTTGTATGTGAAATTGAGCCATTTCCCTGTCAGGTATTTCGGATCGTCTTTGCCTTCCACGTGTCCACCTTCTTTGCTTTCAAAAGAGCTTTCCTCTTTAAGCATTGTCCGGGCTTCATCCTCATTGCCTGCGGTCAGATTTATTAGCAGATCCCATAGCTTTTTCTGCGTCTCTTTTTCTTTTGCGCTTGTGGCCTTTGCCATCTTTTTGGAGCCACCCCGGTATTCGATCTTTGTAATTTTCTGTGGATCAATCCCGGCTGTCTTGAGCTGTTCCCAGGTGATATTCCGCAAGCCCAAAAGGTGTGTGATCCCATTGACCACAAAATTGGAATAGCTCGCCTTCATTACGTTGGTTTCGTCAATNTCNANNGTGTCNANCCACTTCACCNTTNGCCTTGCCAAAAAANTTGTCCCTCTGAGAGCANGTCCCCAGNGCTTCNATNGCATCNAACTTCCCAGGAAGCGATGCTGTCCCTGTCGTTTTGTAGATGTAATATCTTCCCTTTGTGTCCTCTGCCCACACCTTTTCCGTTGTGATATTTGAGAGCTTCACCCCAAACAACCGGGCAACCTTTTCGGCCCCGGAATGCACCAGATAGGGTGTCCCGTTCTGGCTCACCCAGTCCAGGGGCGTTGTGATCTTGAGAGATAAGGTCATAATTTTCTGCAC